AATTAAATGTAAATAAAGTTCAATTAAATAATCATTTAGCTTGTTATCCTGTAATGTTGTCAGTTAAGGGGATTATTATGATGAGTAATGAGGGTGATATTATTGTAGACCCATTTGGTGGTAGTGGCAGCACCATTATAGCGTGTGAAAAAACAAAACGTAAATGTTATATGTTGGAATTAGACCCTAAATACATAGATGTAATAATAAAACGATGGGAAGATTATACAGAAAATAAAGCAATAAAATTATGACAGAAAAACCAGAAAAAAAACCTGAAAAAGCAAGTGAAAAGCAGGTAGAAAGAAATGACAAAGGGCAATTTGCAGATGGGCAAAGTGGCAATCCAAAAGGTAAGCCACTAGGTACTACTAGCTTTAAAGCAGACTTTGATGAAGTGGTTAAGGAAATAGCTAAGGAAAATAATATGACCATCTCAGCTACACGCAAGATACTTTTCAAGGTAGCATTTAAGCAAGCCAAAGGTGGTGATTTTAATTTCTTTAAAGATATTATGGACAGGTATTATGGTAAACCAGTACAACCAGTTGATTTAAAAGATGAGAGGGAAAAGGAAGAAATAGAAAAACAACGGAAAAAAATAAATAAATTAATAAAAAATGTTAAAACCGCTAATACCAAAGATACCACCGAAACAGAAGAAGATATGTTTATATCTGCTTAGCCTCTTTAAATTGGGGGATGTTACGTTTGATAAGTTAGTTACTGCCGGACAATTATATATATTTTATTGTTTAGTGTTTAGACCATACAAATATTTAGAAATTATTTGCATAACTCAGTATGGTAAAACATTAATGATTGCCCTGGCTAGTATTATAATAAGCTGTATTCAGGGTAAAATGGTAGCTATTGTAGCGCCAAGCTTGGCCAAGGCTAAATTATCAATGAGATATTACATTCAGCATATAGGTGATAATGTATTGTTTTATGATCAGCTAGAGAAAAACACTAAGCTTGAAAGGTTAAGGCAAGAGGAAAGCAAGGAGCGTATTGTTTTGCGTAATAGGGGTGGTGTATATGCGTTAAGTGTTGATCAGAAAAATAGTAAAAAAACTATTGAGGCTGCTATGGGGCAGGGCGAGCCTATTGTTATACAGGATGAAAGTAATTTAATTGAAGATGACACAGAGGCTACTATATTCAGAATGATTATAGGTAAAACAGACCCTGATAAACTGTATGCTAAGATAGGCAATCCTTTTTATTCAGACCCACCTAATAGCCATTTTAAGCAAAGCTGGGAAGATGAATTGTACCATAAAATATTTATTGATGGTAAGCAGGCAATACTTGAGGGGCGTATGGATAGCCAAGAGTTAATGATGTTACGTAAAAAACCATTGGCCGGGGTATTGATTGATTGTGAATTTCCGCCTGAGAACTTGATGGATAGGGACGGTTATTTAAAACTTGTTGTTAGTAACGATATTAAGTTTAATGAAAATGCTAAGGAGGAAGTGATTAAATTGATAAAAAAGGAAACTGAATTAAAAGACGCATTAAAAGACTGCAAGGAACAGGTTGAGCGTGTTGAAATAAGGAAGAAGCTTAACGAAATACCACCAACTAAGCTTGGGTCAGATATTGGTGCCGGTAACGATAAGAATGTTCATACCATACGTAAAGGAATGTTGGCCTTTGTGGCCGGTGAATCTATAAGCACAGACGTATTAGTTAATGTAAATGCGATTATTGAATTAGTTGATGAATATAAAATATTAAACGAGGATATAAATATTGATGACACTGGCGTTGGCAAGGGCGTAACTGCACGTTTAATTGAGTTAGGGTATAGCGTAAATAAAGTTGAGTTTGGGTCTAAGGCAACTGATGTTGAAACTTATCATAACCTAAAAGCTGAAATATTTTGGTTAGCAGGTTTATGGATAAAAGAGGGTGGCCAGTTTTGTGAAGATGAAAATTGGATGCAAATGAGTTGGATTAAATATAAACAACAGTCAGGCGAAAAACGTATTATAATTAAAGATAAACAATTAATGCGTAAAGAATATGGCAAGTCACCGGATTATGCAGATAGCTTTGCTTTAACATTTTACGACGCTCCATTTGTGGGTATTTTATAATTAAATTAAATAAAATGATTAATAAGGTAGATGACTTACCAATTAGTAACCCTGAAAATTTTACTGAGCGTAAATGGTTTAGTTTTATTAAACATAAGGCGGAAGGACTTAACTATGGTTCGCTTAATTTGGTAATCACTGTTAAGGGTGGTAAGGTATGTAATATAAAAAATATAACTAAAGAAGAAAACTTTAATGTTAACCCAAAAAACTAAGTATATCAATAAAAAGCTTGACAGGTTATTGAACAATGGTTATAATATAAATATAATATTAATAATTACTTTTAAGCTGTGGATAAAAATAATGTTCAAGAGGTTATGTAACATTTTTTTAAAAAAATAATAATAACGACTTTTAATATCTTTGAGGAACAAAGATTGTAAGGTAATACACCTAATACATCTTTGTTTTTTTTATGCTAAAAAAAATATTAAATAAATTTCATACTGCAAGAAAAAAAAGCCACGCATTTTTTATGTCGAACTTTTTTGATGGCAGTTTGACTACTTATAGTAAGTTACAATATCTTGATGCTAATGCTTTATATTTATATTTGAATAAAGCTATTGACAAACGGTCTGAAAAAACAAGTCAAATAAACTTTGTAATTAAGGATAAGGACGGTAACCCAATAGATGATCATAAATTGCTAGAACTATTAAATAGACCTAATAGAATGTTTAATGGTTTTCAGTTTTGGGGTTTATATCAGAAATATTATGATTTGGCTGGTGAGGCTTTTATCTTGAAAGTTTATGGTGAAGCTGACCTTGAAAGTATTAAAAGTAAATCAAAATATCCTAAGGAATTACATTTATTAAGACCTGATTTAGTTAAGATTGAATATGATGATAATGGTTTTGTTATTAATTACATTCACAATACAGGCACTAAACAAACTGATTATTTACCAACACAGATTATACATATTAGACGACCTGACCCAAGAAATCCGTTAGGTGGGCAGTCGTTGTTAGAGGCTGGTGTTGAAATAATTGAAACAGGCAAGGCCTTAGAACGGTACCAGGCCGAGGTGATTAAAAACGGTGGTAAGATCGAGGGTATTTTAAGTTTTAAAGCTAAATTAACAAAAACCCAACTTGAAGAAGCTGAAGAACGATACAACGAGAAATATGCCACTGCTAAACAATCCGGCAAGCCTTTGATATTAGGTGGTGAGGCTGATTATAAAAACTTAGGATTAACACCAACTGAATTAAGTTACCTTGAAAGTAAAAACGTAAACTTGAATGATGTTTGTATTATGACTGGTGTACCTAAGCCGTTATTATCAACTTATGATGAAATTAAATTTTCTAATGCTGACGCAGCCAATAGGATATTTTTACGTGAAACAGTTAAGCCTAACCTTGATAATTTAGTTATTAGTTTAGATTCAGATTTATTACCTTTTGATGATGAAACTATAAGTTATGTTGACCCAACACCTGAAGACAAGGAGACAACATTAAAAACTATTGAAACAGGTTGGGGCAAAGGTTTAACTTTAAATGAGGTTAGGGAACTTTTAGGCCAAAAACCGTACCTTGACCCTGAGGCTGATATACCATTTATTAATTTCAATTTAACCCCGATTGGCGCAACAGAAACTGAAACCGAGGCTAAAAAAAAAGGGGTAATTGTTAAAAGCACACACCCACTAGCAGATGAAAGTAATAGACGTAAGTATGCCAAGGTTTATTTAAAGAAGTTTGATAGTCGTGTTAATAGGTTTAAGAAAATGCTAGATAAATATTTTGATGATCAGGAAAAACGATTATTAAGTTATGTGCAAGAAGTTAAGCGGTTTAAGAAAAAAGATTTAATTGATGAAACATTTAATATAAGTTTGGAGGTTAAGTTAGCTAAAGAATTTTCATACCCGTTTTTACTTGAGGTTATAAGGGAACAAGGTGGGCAGACACTAGGTTTGCTTGACTATGAATATGAATATAATTTAACAAGTGAGATTAAAACGTCACTTGATCAGCGTGTTAATTTGTTTGCTGAAAGTATTAACGAAACTACATTTAAAAAACTAAAACGTGAGTTTGCCGAAAGCATAGAGGCAGGGGAAACTAGGGATAAATTAGTTGATAGAATTAAGGAAACTTACGGTGATATAGAAAAAGGCAGGGCTGAGGTTATTGCACGTACAGAGATACAATACGCTAGTCAACAAGCTACATTTACAGCATACCAACAAGCACAGGTTGAAATGAAAATATGGGTATGGGTGGCTGGTGTTAAGGGCGGTGTGCGTGAAAATCATCAAGCAATAGACGGTGAGGAAAAACCATTGAATATGGCATTTAGCAATGGATTAATGGTGCCAGGCGACGGTTCACCTGCTGAAACTATAAACTGCCAATGTACTATTTAACTAATTATTTTTAATATTAATAACGAAATTATGCCTAAATATTTACCTATATCGGCGGATAAATTCAAAGAGTTTAAAGTTAAAACATTAAAAGGATTATGGAGTAAGGCCAAGAAAGCTGGTTATGACGGTTTTTGTTCTGACTTTTATGTTAAAGCTGAAAGTGTTAATGAGGAAAAAGCAACTATTGAATTTGTTGTATCAAATGAAAAAGAAGATAGGCACGGTGATGTAGTAGTACAAAACTGGGATTTGAAAAACTTCAAGAAAAACCCTGTGTTTTTAAATAGTCATAATTACTGGGATGCGGCTGAGGCTATTGGTAGATTTATTAAAATTATGGTTGATAAAAAAACAAAAGAATTGATTGGGACGGTTGAGTTTGCAGTTAACGCCAACCCTAAGGCTAAGATTATATTTGATTTATATGTCGGTGGTTTTTTAAATGCTGTAAGTGCTGGGTTCATTCCATTGGAATTTGATAACGGTAAAAAAATAATTAAAAGTGAATTGCTAGAAGCTATTGCGGTAACTGTACCTGCAAATGCTGATGCCTTAGCTAAATCAATAACCAAAATGTATGAATCAAACAGAAAAAATACTAAAGATAAAAAAGGCAAAAAACCAACTGCCAAGACTAACAAAAACAGTGGTGGTAAAAAGCGGAAACAAAAAACTAAAAAAACCAAAATTACTAAAAGACCTAAAGGAAATGAAAGCAATAAAAGCAAGGGAACTGAAAAGAAAGTTAACAAACAAGCAATAATTCTTAATAAAATATATAGTGCGGTTAAAAGTGTCAGCGAGTTAAAACAAGTCGAAACACCCCTAAGCTGGGTTGGAGCTGAAAATAAAAAAATTATTAACCGTACAATTAGAGAATTACTAAAGATTAAATCTAAATAATATGTATTTAGTATTAAAATTAATCAAGACTTTACGTGCAAAAGGTTTTGCGACAGTTGAGGAAAAAGCTGAACTTAAAGAAAAATTCGGTAAGTTAAAGGAAGAAGAACAGAAAACTCTTGAAGAAGACGTTAAGGACGTTGAGGCATTACCTGAGGAAGCCCCTGAGGCAGGTGCTGAGCTAGCAGACGCACCTGAGGGTGAACCTAACGAGGAAGATGTTAACAAAGCCTTAAAAAGCTTATTAACACCTGTTGTGGCTGATGTTAAGTCTGAGGTTCAGGATTTTATCACTGAACAAAGAGCGTTAATGGCTAAACAGTCAGGTCTTTATAACCCTGCTGTAAAAGAGGCCAGGGCAGAAGCTAACCTAAGGGTTAAATCTTTTGTTAATGCTATGATTGCCAATGATCACGGTACTTTAAGGGAACTGGAAAGACAACATCCTAAGTTTAAGGAAATGACAACTGATGAGACTGGCTCTCCTTATGCTGGTTATGTAGTTGATTCAGAGTTGGATGCTGAAATTAAGCATTTGATCACTGAGTACGGTGTTGCTGCTAGAGAAATGGACGCTATTCAGTTACGAAAAGGTAGCTATAAAGTCAACGAACTTGTAACTGATGTAACTGTTGCTTGGGCTGATGAGGGCGATAGCTTGTTATCAACACAGGTTGTATTAGGTCAAAACACACTTGAATTAAAGAAATTATATGCCATTGTTACAATGACATACGAATTGCTTGAGGATAGTGAGATTGATTTAGTAGCATTTATTGCAGGACGTGTTGCTGAGGGTATTGCTTATAAAGAAGACTTAGCTTTCTTTAATGGCGATGGCACTTCAACTCACGGTGACTTTACAGGCTTATTGCAAGATACTGATGTGGCCGCAACCACAATGACTGGTACCACTTTTGCTTCAATGGACGCTGATGATTTGATTGATTTACAAGATAGGCTTGTGCAAGGTGCTCAGCTTAACGCTAAGTATTATATGCACAGAACTATCCGGTCTGTTATTCGTAAGTTAAAGGATGAAAACAATGATTATATCTATCAACGGCCAGGTGAAAGTTTACCTGCATCTCTTTGGGATAAACCGATTGTATTATCCGAAGCTTTCCCATCACTTTCTGATACAGCGGCTGATACAGCCTTTGTATTATACGGTGATTTAAGAAAGGCTTGTATTTATGGTTATAAGGGTAGTATTAGAGCTGAAATGTTCACTGCTGGTACTGTACGTAATGTAGCTGGCGATGCTAATATTAACTTAATCACAACTGATAGAAAAGCTTTGCGATTTATCAGACGTGTTGGTTTTGTTTTAGCATTAGGCGACGCTGTTGTTAGATTAAAGACTGCTTCTGCAAGTGCATAGATTTTAGTTTAAATTGCATAGATTTTAAGTTGATATAGTGGCTATAATTCAATAAAAGTATTGTGGCCACGCATAAGTTTAAAATTATGATGTTTAAATACGTATATCAAAATATAAAAACAGGCAAAAAACTTTTTACTAATGAAAAAAAAGACTCGCCTGATTTAAAATTAATCCGTGAAATAAAAAACGGATTAGATTATAATAAATTAATGCAAAAAAATGTCTGCTAAAGGTTATACAACAGAAGAAAAAATCGAAGCTATGCTTGGTGTAGCAATAACTGATGGTGCAGTTGCTAGGTATATTGAAGCGGCAGAGAAGTTGATTGATAAATTAACTGGGCGTAATTTTATTGCTGATTCAGTGGCAGTTGCTAGAGATTTTGACGGTACAGGTAAACAGGAAATGTATATTGATGATTGTATTGAAATAACTAAGGTAGAATTAGGCAATGACGCTTATGGAGATAATTATACTGAAATTTCTGCTGGCGGTAGTAACGGTTATTATTTACATCCTGTTAATTATGAAGTGGAAGAATTACCTATTAGGGCTATTCATTTGCGCAGTAACGTATGGCTTAATGGTTTAAGTAATAATAAAATAACGGCCAAATGGGGTTATAGTGAAAGTGTCCCTGCCGATATAGAATTTATAGCAACCGTGTTGGCTGCCGGGATGTACCAGTTTTATAAAAAGTCAGGGTTTAAAGGTGCTAAAAGTGAAAAGATAGGTAATTACAGTGTATCTTATAAAAATGATAATGGCTGGTCTGATTATAATTTATCTATTGAATTAATCGAACAATATAAAAAATTATATTTTTAATATGATAGAAGATTTTTACACTACTACATTTACAACATTAAGGCAAGTATATACAGGTAATAAATCATCATTAACTGATACTGGGGTTACTTTCCGTGGACATTTACAGCAAGCACAACAGGAACAAATACTTGATTTAGCTGAAAGTTTTGTCTTAACGCATACTGTTTGGTGTGATCCTGATACTGATATAAATGTTGGTGATCAAATTACAGACGGTATTGACGTGTTTAATGTTAAGGCTATACAGAAAAACAATTATGGTGATAATCCACATTTAGAGGTATTGCTTGAAAGGAGTGATTCGTATGTCTCTGCTTAATGTAAAAGTAATAGGCCTGGCAGAATTCAAAAGGGCTATTAAGCGTAACCCGGCCTCGACACGCAAAGAGTTTGATAATTTTTTAACAAGAGCATTTGCTATATATAAACGTGGCATAGGTAAAAATCCCTGGCGTATGGGCAGTAGTAGTGGTGGTTCTCCGGTGGCTAGCGGTAATTTAAGGCAATCACACAGAACGAAAAGAAAACCTTTTTATGGCAGTATTTTTCCAACAGCACCTTACGCAAGTTATGTTCACGGTACTGGCGGTAAAAAAACTAATGTAAGGGGGGTTCAATTAAGGCCTTGGCTAACATTTGCCTTGCAAGATAACGATAGGTTCATTGATAAGGAACTTGATAAAATGCTTACAGCAATAACTAAAGATTTAGCTAAATAATATGTATTTGGATTTAATACCTAAAATAAAAACTGTACTTGATACTTTGACTGGTACTGGCCAAAAAATATCAACTGTTTATGATTATCCGACAAGTGAAATAAAAGGTTATCCGGCAGTAATATTTAAACCTGCACCTTTTGAGAATATATGGTTAACCAATATGGAAAATCGTATAGGTTACCAATTTAAAATATGGGTAATTCAAGAGGCTAATGTAAAAGATTTACAAAAAGCACAAAATATAATACTAGCAGGTGCGGTTGATGATGTTATAGCTGCTTTTGACGCTAGTTGGGATCAAGGGGCTAATGCAGACGGTCATTTATATTGGTGGCAGTTAACAACTGGTGAATGGATGACAGCAGTTGAAAAAGACGGTCAAGAAATATACGTCGAAATGGACTTAATAATTAATACTATAAATAATAATTAACAAGAAAAATTTATGCCAAAAATAATTGGAAAACAAATTGAGTTCGGTATTGGTGTTGAAAAAGTGCGGGGTGTGGCGCAATTAACAGGAGAGAAATGGGTTAAAAAGATTACTGCTAATGTAGTTGAACGATCAGAAAAAGTTAGCGATGAATCTACAAGGAATGTATTAGCAGACAGTTTAGAGAATAGAATTGTCACTAAACACATTGAGGGTGACTTAGAGGGTAACGTTCAAGCCGATATGATCGGATATTTGTTATATAATTTATTCGGTGCTGTGTCAAGTTCAAATGTAAGTGGTTCAGTTTATGAACACGAATTTAGCGTGCAAGAAGCCATACAACACGCTAGTTTAACTTTGTTTACTAAAGAGGGTGCTATTGCGCAAAAAACATTTTCTAATTGTATGATCAGTAGTTTAGAGATTAATGCTGTTGTAGATGATTATGTTAAGTTTACTGCTAGCTTTATGGGTAAAACAGCGGCTAATAATAGTGATACGCCAAGCTATGATACTGAGTATCAATTTGTTGGTAAGGAAATTACAATTAAAATTGCTAGTACAGAGGTTGGTTTAGTAACTGCAACCGCACTTAAAGCTAAAGAATGTACTGTACCTTTTGATACAGGTTTAATTAAAGATGATACATTTGGCAGTTATGACCCTGAGGATATTTATAATGGCCAGATGATGATCGAGGGTTCAATCAGTTTAGATTTTGAAGATACTACATTGAAAGATTTATATTTAGCTGATGAATTTCAGTATATGCAAATAACTATAACTGGTGCAACTGATATTGGCGGTGGTAATTATCCGACTATTACAATTTTACTTAACAAGGTAAGTTTTACTGATTGGAATAGGGAAGATTCAGCGGCTGAATTGGTTAACCAACCATTAGCATTTAAAGCGTTTTATAATGAAAGTGATAGTCAGCAAGTATTCCTTAAATTACAAAATGTTACATCTGAATACGATACTCCAGTTAGTGATTAATAATTAATTTAATATTTTATGAGTAAGCCAATTACAATTACAAACGGTGAAGTTGTTATTAAGGATTTTGTGTCACGTGGTTTAAAAAAGAAAATTAACGAAGCTATGTTTGTTGATGTTTCAATGAAAGCTAATATGGATGGTAAAAGTGAACTTGATGGCCTTAATATGACAAGTGTTGATAACGCTAATGATGTTGCTATGATTGGAATGATTGAAAAAATCACAATAAACACAAAAGAATTACCTATTACACTTGCAACTTTAGATGCCTTACCTGCAAGCGATATAGATAAAGTTATTGCTGAAATTAATGCTATAACAAACAAGGAAATCCCAAACGCCTAGCGGACACTTTATCTAAATTGATAAAGGGTGAACGTGTCCGAGAAGTGCCTGATGTTTATATTGATTATATTTTATCTGAAAAGTTTGGCTGGACTGATAAACAAATAAGCGAAACTGATCAGTATAAAATAGATCAGTATATTTACATCATAGGTTTAGAGAACCAAGAACATCAAAAAATAATCAATAAAAGGCAAGGTAAACAAATAATATAATGGCTATTGACAAAGAACTACAAATAGTATTGAAAATGCGAGATGAAGCTAGTAAAAAGCTTAAAGGTCTTTCGGGTTCAATAAAAAAGATGGAGGGTTCTTTTAGAAAAGTAAGGAATGTTGGTATAGCTTCTTTTGTGGCCATAGGTGCCGGAGTAGCTTTGGCCACAAAAGAAGCCGCTATCGCTGAGGGTGCTATGGCTAAATTTTCAACTGTATTTGGTGAAAGTACAGATGAAATGCTTAATTTTGTTGATGAATTAAGAAGTGAAATGCCAACAGCTAGACACGAGATAATTCAAATGGCGGCTGGATTACAAGATTTATTAGTTCCTATGGGTTTAAGTAGAGACGCTGCAAAAAAAACATCTAAGGGTGTCTTGGATTTAGCTAATAAAATTGCTGCATTTAATGACGTTGACCCATCAGAAGTTGTTGAATCATTTAGATCAGGTTTAGTCGGTTCATCTGAACCATTAAGGAAATTTGGTATTGACGCTAGAGTAGGTGCTTTAGAGGCTACTGCATTAGAAGCTGGGTTATTAAAAGCTGGTCAAAGTTTTAGTGATTTAGAGCCGGCAGTTGCATCAGCTATACAAGCGGAAGCTTTGTTAATACAAGCGACAAGGCAATCATCTGACGCTATTAATGGTTTTGAAGAAAATAATGATAGTCTTATAAGAAGACAACAAGAATTACAAGCTTCTATACAGGAAGTGTCAAAAACTTTAGGTGATATATTTTTACCGATAATTGATAGTATAGTAAAAAAGATTTTACCTATTGTAAAAGATATACAAAAATGGGCTGAGGAAAATCCTGAACTTGCTAAAAATATCATTATAATTGCTGGTGTTCTTGCAGGACTTGTTATTGTGCTTGGTACTTTAGGTTTAGTTTTACCGGCTGTTATTGCTGGGTTTGCATTACTGTTTAGCCCCATAACTATTATTATTATAGCCATTGGTGTTTTAATTGCTATTGGAGTTTTGTTATATAAAAACTGGGATAAGATAGCGGCCTTTGCCAAAAAGACGTGGGATAGTATAACTAAATTTATTGTAAGTAAATTGACAAAGATTAAAGATTCTATTAAAAAAATATTAACCGACGCTAAAAATTCTGTTAAAAGAATATTAGATTCTATATCAGAGTTTTTCAGTAGAGCTTGGGAATCAATAAAAAGTGCAGTAATGACTATATTTGACGGTATTGTATTTGTTTTCTTTAGCTTACCGGAAAAAATGCGTGAGATAGCTTTTCAGGCTATACAAGGATTAATAGATGGATTTAAAAATAAAATGGCCGGTGCTGTTGACGCTGCCAAAGAATTGGGTAGCAAAGTTATAGGTGGTATTAAAGGCCTTTTAGGTATTCAATCACCGTCAACAGTTTTTAAAGAGATAGGCCAAAATACTGTGCAAGGATTTATGGACGGTGTTAGTTCATTATCTGATAAGGCAGTAGATCAAATGAAAGGATTGGCTGATGAGGTAAAAGATGATTACCGTGACGCTTTAGTTAGTTATAACGAAGATGTTGGTGATAGTTTTGAGCAGGTTACACAAAGGGTAGCTGATCTGCAAAAACAGTTAACTGATTTATTAGTACAAAATGCTAAAGATGAAATAGGTGTTAGAAAGGACGTAGCTAGTGCGTATGTAGATCAGGAGAAAAAATTAGCTGATTTAAGAAAAGAAAGGGCTGGCACAAAAGATGAAAATAAAAGGAGAGAACTAGACACTGAAATAACAAAAGAAAAAGAAGCCTTAGAATCAAAAAAGCAGTTAGAAATAGTTTATGCTGAGGAAATAGCAGAAGTTAAAAG